TCAGGCGTTGGCTCAGGCGTTGGCTCAGGCGTTGGCTCAGGCGTTGGCTCAGGCGTTGGCTCAGGCGTTGGCTCAGGCGTTGGCTCGGTTTTAGGCGCGGTTTTGCGAGTGCGCTTAGCCGCCTCTTTTGTCGTTTCAGGAGCGCCGAGGGTTCCTGTCATGTTAACCTCGATAGGCGAGGGTTGTTCGATAGCGCCTCTTACGATAACAGGCTCGTGCACTTCAATTTGGTCTGCGCCGAAGCCTGCTAAGGCGCGGCCTAAACTTCTTAAATTAGCGACGTCTTGGTCGCCTTGAATTTCTGCGTCAATTCTAATCTTGATCATTTTCTGCGGTTTTAATTAAATTATCAATTGTTGAATAAAGTTCTAACAAACTAAGGTCAGGGCGTACGTGCACTACGTATCTTCTGGAGCCTTTCAACACCTCGGCGGTATTGGTCGCCGTGTCAAGAAAAGCCCTGACGCCTTTTTTAGTGAAGGCTATTACTACGCCCTCGTCCGCTACTAAACGCCAGCCCTCCTCGGACTCGAATAACGACCCTACCGGTACGCCTGCCATGAAGGCGAGGGATATTAACTGGTTTGTGTCTAGCGACTGCAAACCCTTGCGCACTCGGTACAGGTTGCGGTGCGGTTCTTTTGATTTCGGGAATAGTACAGCGGCGACCTTAGCGGGGTCGAGTTTGTACTTTTCAAGAATTATTTCGATATTGAAGTGCATAGCATTTCGATTTTTGATACGCAAAGATAAAATCAAAAATTTTGTATATGCAAATTTTTTGCTATAAATTTTTAAAAATAATTTTCGCAACAAAGGAACAACCACTCACGCGCGCGTATAGAGTGCCTGTATGACGGTTAATACTTCGTAATATCATATATTAATTACTGCTATATAATATTTTTAATTAATTTATATTGTTTATTGTTTATAAACATGTAAAGCCTTACAGGCTAAGGCTTTTAAGGAAACTATCTATCGTTTACGCCTTAATTTTTGTTTACGAAAAAGCCCCCGCAAAGCGGAGGCCCAACCAACCCAAAAAATAAGGCTTTTACCTAGATACCGCGGCGCCTAAGGCCGCACCTACTAGTATATTGAAAAGCCTCGTATCGTAAAAAGGTTTTCGATTTTTAACGTTTATCACTTGTAAGGTCTGTACCGACCAAGTCGGGTTTGAGAAAGTCAATTCTGCTACATTCTCAGACTTGCCCAAAAACCATTTTCGACGTTGACCAATTACAAGGGTGGCCTCCGCGCTGGTCGAAAAGGGTTCGATACTCAGACTATCGCGCGTAATTTTATACCCGAATTCGTAATTTTTAGTAAACACTGCGCCTGTCCGGGTGAAAGTCGAATCGCAAGGCAATGGCTCCGAAAATACTATCTTTTCAATCGGAGGCGACGCCACTACTTTAGTCTGCACCACGGTACGCACGTTACGAACGCCTTTAAGGAGTTTCTGTACGGTATCGCTAATAGTTTGCCTAAGTTCCTTTTCAGTAAATTCTAACGCCTTGGATCGCGCCGAAACGGTACCGAGGGCATTCTTGTAGTGTTGCACGCTTTGTAGGTGATTCTTGCCTACTTGTACAAGCCTATTTTCGGCGGCACGGCGCTCATTGCATTGGTAAACGCTTAATAGCACTAAGGCTATTATAATGAAGTACGGTATCTTTTTCATAAGTCTAGGTTTATAAAGGGTAGTGGGTCGAAGCGGTCGGCAAGTCCGAGACCGCAAACCTGTTTAAAGCGAAGCTCAAAATGTAGGTGCCCTCCTTCGGCGACCGTGTCCATACCTTTAGCGTTACCGGTATCGCCCGAGAGGCCTATCTGGTCGCCTGCTTTTACAATTTGCCCGGGTCGAACATCAATGCGATCTAAATGAGCGTAAAAGGCAAAGCGCCCGTGCAAGGCTTTTTTATCGGGGCAGTCAAGGCGAATAGTTACGGTAAAGCCGTAGCCCGTAGACCCTAAGGCCGTAGCAACTACCTGACCATTTTCAACGGCGTAAAGGCGGTAACCTTCATCTGTGGCCAAGTCGATACCTTGGTGCGCCCTGGGGCTTCCGTTAGGGTTTGTTCGAGTCATTCCGAACATAGCGCCTCGAACGGAGCGAAGGCCTGCCGTTCGTAACTTACAAGTCTTTAGAGGTGGGTGGGTGAATTTCATACGAAAGATTTTACAATTAAACCTATGACGGCAACCACTAAGGCGCCGATTAAAAATTTCGACTGCCCTATATAAACGGATAACTCGGTCTTAAAAGTCTCGAGTTCTTCGACCTCAACCTCCAACCGCTTTATTTTATTTACAAGGCCTTCCTCTCCTGATAAGCCACTACCTAAAATAGCTTTTTTAACGTCTTTGACATCGTCGCCTATATCCTCGAGCTTCTTTTTAAAAAGCTCTTTGTGGTTCTCCAGGCGTTCGACTTTCATCTTAATAAGCTGTATTTCGGCGTCAGGCGCTTGGGTCGGTGTAGTGCTGGGCGTTTGCTGTGGTCTGCTCATAAGGTGGGGTATTTTCGTTTCGTTTCTGGATGCGCCACAGGCCGAAGCCTCCAGCGCCTAAAAAGCCTAAAAATACGAACTCTTTGACCTCAAAGCTCGGCATAAACGCAGGCATAAAAGCGTACACGGCGGCAGTCTTGAAACTGACAAACACCATTATGCGCTTTTGCGACCACGTGCCTCGGTTGGTCAGAGTATCGTATATTACTTTCATGTCATAAAAGCTAGGTAGATAAGACCCCCGTAGGCACCTGCGAACACGTCATTAATATCGAAGCGGTTGCCACGGCGGGCGAAGTAATGCTCCCAAGCAAAATTAGGGATATACCCCGCGATCCAGCCGAAAATGATTTTAATAACGAAGGGCAGGGCGTCCGTTTGAGGTAACAGGCTTATTACAAAGCCACTTAAGGCTCCTGCGGCGAAATGCAGGTAGTGGCGCTCTTTAAAGAAGCCTTTCACTATCTTAGGTACGTTTAAGATTATCGGCGTAAGCAAGCCCCACAAGGTGGCTATGGTGCTTTTATCGTTGCTAGATTCCATACTTTTCTTTTAATTTTGAGGTTATTTTAAGGTACTCGTCGAACTGCTTATTATTTAACTTGTCAGTAGCTTTCAATCCGAACTGCACCTTTTGTGTGTCGGTCATGTAGTCGAAGTCTTGACCTGTCAACGGCTTAATTCTAAAGTAAATAAAGCCGAAAAATATACAGGTTAATGCAACCGCATAGGCTACCCACTCAAACGCCGTGTATTGGCACAAAAACGCCAAAATAAACGAGGGGAATATAAAGCGTGCCGAACGGGTGTAGTTGTAGGTTTTACCGAATAGGACCACCCAACAATCGAGGGCGAAGTTGCGGACGATTAGTTTTCTCATATATCTATAAATTAAGTTTCAATTCTAATTTATCAACTCTCTCTTTCCCTAAATTAAAATACTCCTCGTCAATTTCATAACCTATGAAATTAACTCCTAAATTATGACAAGCTTCAGCACATGAAAAGGAGCCTGCGAAGAAATCAACCACTGTAATTTCATTTTTAGGCTTATCAGGTAGGCATAGTTGAATAAGTCGTTCTAAAAGGCGTACAGGCTTTTGCGTTGGGTGAATTGAGCTGTAATGGTCTCGGACTTGCTTAATGATAGATTTTTCGTTCATTCCTTGCATTATGCTATTGACTACATTTACGCACCTGTCTCCTGTTGGTTTCATAGCCTCGCAAGTAACCCCTTTGCGAGGATTATTAGGCGGTGTCATATCAGTTCTAATTATTGATTTTTCGTTCATTCCGTTTTCGATAGAATTCATGACAGTTACGCATCTGTCATTTTCTTTACAATCTCCGTTACGTAGCATACTTCTCTGCTCCATACATTTGTTTGAAGAAAAATCAACAAGGTTTTTTTCTAAGAAAGAAAGCACGGCTTGAAAGGATTTAGCTTGTGTAAAAACAGATTTAAGCCTTTTGATATCTTTAGCAACAGCCTCTACATCATTTGCCCTTTGCTCTAAATAAGGGATCTTTACTTTATTGATTTTACCTTTATTCTTACAATGTATACTGATAGTTTCGTGAACCCTTGACAGGCTCATTAAAGGAGACGAACAGTTTTTTTTATCCCAAACAATTTCCTCCTTAAAAATGAAACCTAAAGAATCAAGTATCGTATTCCACCGATAAAAAGATGAGCCACGACCAAACATAATAATGAAACCATTTTTAGTCAATATTCGTTTACATTCTTTAAAAAATCTTGTTTCATCAAAAGGTCTTTCTAACTTTTGATTTTTCAAATACAAATACGGCGGATCAATGCAGATGATGTCCACGCTTTCGTCTTTCATTTCTAAAATAGCCTTTTCGGAATCGGAGTTAAAACAGGTCATCATAGTTTCACCTTTTTAGCGTTAATAAAAATCTCGTCAGCTTGTTCGTTGGTCAGGTTCAAGGCGTGTTTGATAAGTTCGACCGTTGGGCTTTCACGTTCTACGGTATTGCCGAAATCCCATAGCTTTTTTCCTGCCGAGCGCTTTGGTTCGGGCAGTTGGTCAATCGCATCTGAGACCGCTTGTTCAAGTCCTGTTTGTTCGAGAATAAACCGCAACTGCCACAAAGCTACCTCAGTCGGTACGGGTTCTTTTTGCGCCTCTGCAATTTGCTCAGGCGTTGCGCCTTCAACTATTTGGCCGTTGGATAGTACCGGGTGAATTTTGCCGTCAAGGCTTTCTAAAACCTCAGAATCAACAACAATGTGTTCAAATTCAGGTGCGGTTTCTACCTCCTGAACGATTAACCCGTGAATAGTGTTATATGCTACTTTCATTATCGACGTACTTTTAAAAAGGTTGAACGTAAGGAATCCCCAGCATTTGAGGCTTGCACAGCCACTATTAAGTGTTGGTCAATAGTCCAATCAATACTTGTGGTTTGAACGGCAGCTGCAGAAGTACCGTATTGCGATGCCACGTTATTACTTGTATTCATAATTTCAGTTCCCGCCCCTGTTCCGTTGGTAACTTTTACGGTTAAAAAACGTTGCAATGGAACTTGCAAAACAGTACCAGCAATACCTGTTAACGCCCCTACTAAAATTGGCGACCCTGTAAGGTCAGGCGTAGTATTTACGTAAAATCTTACCGCTCTGTTTCCCGCTGTTCCTGTGCATTTTATAGAAGCGATGCAGTCTAAAATATTACCAGCCACAACCCTACCTGCTGGAATTAATACTGATGACGATACCGTGTTTGCGGTACCGCTTGAAGCCGTGCCGTCGGTAGTCGTTTCTGCAATGTTTGACGATGCTGTTGCATCTAATTTCCCCGCCAAAGCCGCATTAATTGCCGTTTGAGTGATATAAACCCGACTAGACCATGCGCCTGAGTGAAATACCCTTTTGATGACCGTGCCAACCACGTTATATGCTGTACCGCCAACGGTGGTAGTGCCGTTGACTACCAAAACTTCAAAGCCTTTACCTTCAACAGGCGTAGGGTCAGTAACCGTGCAAGTAGCTACGGTATGGTAGCTTCGCCCGTTCTCGGCGGTGAAGTTGGCACTTTGGACTTGGGGTTGCACCCATTCGCGGGTGGCCATTGTACCGCTCTCATCGGGAATGTTTATCAATCGGCTTGATGTAGGTGTCGGGAATAAAAGTTTAACCTCTTTTGTAGGGTCAGAAACTTTTTGAACACCTAGTAAATTAGGTAACAAAAAAGCTTCTATGTCTGCATTTTCATCGGTCGAACTCATAAAGCCTTGGGCTAAACGTGAGTAATTCCCTCCCTCGTCCGTAACCAGAATCTCGTTAGTAGTTGTAGCCCCGTTATCGGTTACCTCCTGCAAGTCGCCTACACTACCCCCGCCGCTAGCGCCTCGGGTGTATAGTACGTTGATAAGTGCCGCTTGCAAGGCCGCCACGTCGGTGTAGGTTACGCCGTTGACCTCGAATTGATCGGCGTCGGTAAACTCGACGAGGACGTCGCGCGAGTCGTAGCAATTGAAAATAGATAGTTTGCCGTTAGTAGTGACTCGACTAATGTAGTTTTTAAAATACGGTATGCCGTCAAGGCTAAACTGCTTTGCGTTTACGGTCTGAATAATGTACATGCTATCCTATTTTAGACAAGCGGAAGCCTCCAGGGCGCCGCTCAGGTTGTTTGCGCTTACACCCTAGTACGGTGTAGGCGAATAGTTCGTTATCGGTTCGTATAAGATAATTTTCTACGGACTTCCAAATGGTGAAGGCCGTGTCGCGGTTTAGGTTGTATTGGTTCTTACGGGTTGTTTCGCTTTCGGGTTGGGAGTCCTGCCCTGAGAGCTTCTGCACGAAGCCCGTAGGCGTCTCTACGATGCCTGCCCCGTAACGGTATCGGGAATAGGCGTAATGCGCAAGGCAAGCCTTAAGACCGTAGTTAGTGAAGGTCTCACCCGCTACGGTGTACTCGCCTCCGTCGAGTAACGCCTCGAAGTCCTCAGGCGCTTTGATAACGGCGTTGAAAAGGCGCTCCCCAAGCAAAGGGGCGACGTCCTGAATCTGCGCCTCTAGGATAAATTGGTCGATGTTGTCCGACTTAATAGTATAGCTTAATTGCTTATACTTCTTAATGTCGTCTTTGGTTATGAGTTTGACGTCTAACATGGCTATTGTATTGAAGGATCAGTCTTAGTAGGGTTACCGATAATCTCGCGCGCCTGCTCGTCGGTGAATCCGAAAATCTCGCGCACCATAGCTACAGCGGAGTCGATAGTAGTTGTACCTGCGGCCACGGACTGCTGTACTTGGATTAAAGCTGTCACACCTCCCACGCTTCCACGTAGTTGGGCTTGGGCTTTGCGGTTCTCCTCGGCGGCAGTGTCGGGGTTAGTCTCCTCTTTTAAAAGAGGTATTAAGGTCAGGGACTCGGCAAGCCCCGTAACCGATAGGCAGTACTCGAGCGTTTCGACAAGGGTTGCCCTGTCCTCGGTGCACGCCTCCCAGTAACTGCGTTTAGCCTCTCGGAGTAATTCACCCGAGTTGCCGAACACGGACGAGTCGCGGGAGGTTAATAGTATCTTAGGCAGGTTATTAAAAGCCATTAAAATCTTGTCGCACGAAGCCTGTTCGGTGTACTCGAATAGTTTGTCATTGATGTTGCTGTCGATGTCTTTGACTAGTACGGCGTCCTCGAGCTTTTCGCCCGAGTACTCAAGCTCTACGTGCATAACACCGCCTGTGTTATCCACGCCGACGAAGCCTTCGAGGTTCTTATGGAAGTCCTCGCGCTCACTTTCGGCCTCTTGAAGGCGCCGAACGTCCATAGGGGCGGGGTTCTCCACGCCTCTAGCGGATTCGATTAAGTCGTTGTCAACAAGCGGGCGCGTGACGAATAGTTTTTTGCCAAAAAATCCGCGGCGTAAAGAGCGGTTTCTGAATGTCGCCGCTTGTGCCTCGGAGTCGCACTCCTCTTTAACGGCGTCAATGCGCGATAAGGGGTAGTAGTACTCGTCGTCTAGGTTAATAAAAAGGATTTGACCTTTGTAATTTCGTAATTTCTGCACGATGTCCTTGCCTTCACAGGCTTCGACCTGTGCTTTGACTACCGCAGGCAGTGGGTTGTACACGTCTACGGGCGTGATATGCTCTTTTTTCGCGTTACTCCAGTCCTTGCAAACCAGAATTTTACCGTTGTACTCTTGACTGTCCTTCATGCCTAGGCGGCAACGGACAAAGGGCAGTACTTTGAAGCCCGAAGGCACTATGTCGACCAGTTCCTCCCCATCAGGGTTCGGCGCTAAGGAATACTCAAATTGAATGTAGACCCCTCGGTGCTTCGTAAGGCTTTTTGCGGCCTTACGAGCCTCCGTTATTAGGGTATTTTTTAAATTATTGACCTGAATTAAGTCCGCAGTGGGGCCGAAGCCTTTACCTACCAAGTACTGCACCATAAGGCGAGAGGCCATAGTGGCAGTGATACTCGCGCCGATTAACTTCTCGGCCTCCTCGGCGTAAAGATTATCCGCACCGTTGGTGTAAATGTCTAGCTTCTTATCGTACTCGATTTTTTTCGAGGCGATAAGGTTAAAGAAAGACTTCAAAGACTTAATTACTGACATGGGTCGGGTGTTTTAGTTAGGCGGTTAAATCGTCCTCGGGCGCTTCCGCAGTCTCGGGCGTTTCGGTTTGACTGGCAAGGAACGCCTCTACGTCGATAGTGAGTTCCTTTTTAGTCACGTCCTCGGCGTACTCGATACCGTGGGCGTCGGCGAACTCCTTAAGCTGTGCTAAAGTGGTTTTGGCCGTGATTTTAAAAGGCGTAGCGTCTTCGCTTGCAACCTCCTCGGTATTGGCCGAAGGCTTGCCTGGATATTCGTCGAAAATGATTGCCGGGTCTTTGTAGAACTTGACCAAGATTTTAGCCTGCTCGGCAGTCAAGGTCGAGTTATTAACGGGTTCTCCTGCGTTAGGCAGTTGGAGGCCGTTGAATTTCGGTTTTAAAACGTACCCATGTTCGGGTAAGTTTGCTTTTTTCTTTTGCATTTTAAGTTGGTATTTGGTTACATAATCCCGAAGGCATTTAGGACATTGGGCGTTGACGCCTCCGCCAAAGGCTTCGGTATAGTCTTTTAGAAAAAGGTCTAAATACCGAACACCCTCGGGGCTTACGCCTCCGAGGATAGTTTCAGTACTTAAGCCAATCCAATCCGCTCGCATTACTTCTTAGCTTTCAATAAACTTGTTATTAAAAGCCGTCAAGGTAGTGGCGTAGTCGGTGATCAAAAGAGAGTTTGGCAATTTAGACTCCTCGTAGCCGTCTAAAGACGCTAGGGTGAAAAGCACTTGCCCGTCGTTCTCTTTTGTGTTCCAAGTCGCAGTGCGCAAGGCTAAGCCTGTGCTAAGGCCTAACACTTGAAAGGCGTCTGCGTTGTTCGCCCCTTTCCACTTCAAGTTCACGATAGCCACAAAGGTGTTACCCTCGGCCATGTTCTGCAATTGGAGCTTATTCTCTTTAGAATAATTCAAGACAACCCCTGAGAAGGTGTGCTTGAATTTATTCGGGCCGTTTTCCTTCTCGACAAGTTCGAACTGCGCGCCTTGTACCTGCTTCACTCCTTGAATCATGTACCCCGTCTTACCTGCCTTCAAAGCGAAGTTAGTAAGGTGGGTTTTGTTCGTGGGGGACAAAGTCAATGCGCTACGGTCGATGTCGTCGCTATTGATGAGTAAGACGTCTACCTCGATACCGCCTACGGCAGGGTTGTCGCAGTCGTATAGGATGTCGTCGTCAATTAAGCCTTCACAAGCCATAGTATAAGTTTTTAGAAATTAATAACTTTTTAAAAGAAAAGCCCGCCCAATCTCGAGCGGGCTTGTATCAGAATGAGGCGCGCAGCTTAGTAAGCTACACACATCATGTATTTTTCCAACATCTTAGCATCGAGTGAGAATACCACGTCGATAATGTTGGACTTCAAGGTGCGGTCGTAGAACGAGTCTAACGTCTCCATGTCCTCGCTCGCCAATGTCCCTACGGGGATGTTGGACGGGGTCGTCATAACGATACGGTGCGGAAGGTTCCACTTAATGCCATTATTCTGAGAGGCTTGGATAAAGCGATCCCATTCGTACATAATTTTCAACGGGCGACCGTCGAAAAATAACTGCGTTTTACCTCCTTCGACCACTTCCAAAAAGCCCGCCCCAATGGTTTTATTACGCAACGTGTTTCGGTAGTTGTCAGCGATTGAACGAGTTACCAAGATTTCAGCCTCAGGGTCAGCCACTAAGCGGGAGTCTGCTAAGTTAACTACCGCTGTCAAATAGCCTAAAGCGGCATCGGCAGGTAGCGCCTGAGCGGCGTAGTTAGCCCCTCCATTCTGCGTAATGGTTACGCGGTTAGTGGAGTCCGCCTCGGCAAAAATCTGCTTCCAAAGCCCGTCGATGACGTTGTACAAGTCAAGGTCGGTACCGTTGGTGAACACTCCGCCGTCGGCGAAGGTCTCAGATGCTTTGTCTGAAAACCATACCTTAATAGGTAAAGTCTCCATAAGCATGGTGTCGATTAAGGCGTAAATTACGCCCATTGCCTGGGAGTCAATCTGATCGTAAAAATCAGGGTTCATGCGCTGAGCGCGTCGGAATAGCTTCAAGAGCTTGTCCATGTCGGCGGCGCAGTGTGTCCAGCGCGAGTCGTACACTTCGGGATCCCAGTACTTCTCCGTAAGAGAAACCCCTGTACCCGTGTTAGGCGTACAGCCTGTCGATTTTTTCAACGAGTCTGCAATTTTACCCGCGAAAGGTATTTGCGTCTTCATTTGAATGCCGGTAACAATTTCGTGAACGTCACTCAAAGGCCCTTGCACAAAGGCGCGCTCAATGATAAGCTGGCCAATCTCTTGGGCTTCCTGAGGGTTCAACGTCAAGTCTTCGGTGTTAATTAAACTTGGCATTTTTCAAAAAGGTTTAAAAGTTAATACTAAAAGGTCGCCAGCTCGCGCCTTTATTATTTTTTCAAAAGTCGTCGCGCCGCAGGCTCCTCTACTTTTTTCGGAGGCGTGCCTTTGTCGTCTTTAAGCTCGGATTTAACAGAGGCGAATAACGCCTTGGCTTCCGACTCCATTTTCTTACGCCATTTAGCCATTGCCTCGAGCTCCTTCTTAGTCTCGGCAAGCTCCTGCTTTAAGCGCGCATTCTCCTGCTCTAGTTCGTCGTCATCTTCCTCAGACGCGGCACGAATCTCGGCTAACGCTCCCGAGCCGTCGGTGTTAAAGACGTAAGTCTCTCCTGTGGGCATAAGGTGCTCGCCTGTGGCGGGCTGTCCGTCTACGGTGGCGATGTCTCCCACGGCAGGAACGGCGTCAGGTGCAAGGTCGGCAAACTCGATGACGGTGGAGCCGTCGGCAGCCGTCACTTGTAGCATGTCCTTAATCTCACCTGCGAGTCCTTTGATGAAGTCGCCTAATTTCGACAAGATAGATTTGTCACTCATTTTTCTAGGATTTTTAGTTATACTTAATTTCGCCTTAACGGTCGCCGCTTCTACGGCAGTGGCGAATCCGAGGCTTACGGCTTGCTCACCACTTAAAAAGGTTTCGTCCTTAAGCATAGGGCGGATAGCCTCCTCGCCTAAGCCTGTGGTCTTTTTGTAAAAATCAATAATGCGTTTCTCGGCCTTGGCCAATTCGTCGGAGTAGTTCGACACCTCCTCGGCGGTTCCTGCAACGGTACCCCAAGGGAGGTGTATCATAAAGGTGCAGTTATCGCTAAGGACGCGCTGTGTACCTGCCATAAAAATAACCGTGGCAATCGACGCTACTACGCCTGAGCCTACGGTCTTAATAGGTATTTTCAGAGATACTAAATAGTTGTAAATGTCGAAGCCTGAGTCTACATAACCTCCTACGCTGTCAATTCGTACGACTAGGCTTGTAAGGCCTTCCAAGGCCTTCACCTGCGCCACGACGTCCGTTAACGTAACGTCGACGCCTATCTCTCCGTGGATGTAAATAGTCCCTTCCATGATGCAATATTAAGAAGTAATGCGTGAGGGATTATGACGTATTTTTGTCAGGACTCGAAGTAATTTATAATGCGATAGACGTTACGGGGTGAGACGTTCCAGAAATCTCCGACGAATTGTACCGCTATGGTCTTTTGATTTTCAAGGCATTCACGGCGATAATGTTCGTAGACGTCTAACCAATTGGCCGTAGTCAATGATATGACACCTTGGGCGACAAGCTCGTCATACAACCCCTCGGCTTTGAGGACTTTTAGTAATTCGTAGCGGTTTCGGGCTTCCATTTGTTGATAGGGCACCCATGATCGGGTGTGCGTAGTTTAGCAGATAAAGGGCAGGTACATAGTTCGCAGTAGTAGCCTTGCACCTCGGTGAGTTCGTCTTTGATAAAAGCGGTAAGTAATCCCTTCTTAGCGTGAGGGCAAGAGGCGCAGTGTACGGCGCGTTTCTTGGCAAGGGCAGTACTACCCTCGTCGGCTTTCATGAAGTTAGCCCAGCCCGTGTATATGTTCTTGATCTTAAGCACGCCCAAAGTTACGATTATAAAATGTTAAAATTTTGTTAAAATTATAAATTATGCTTGCAGAATTAAAACAAGGGCGTATCTTTGACCTATCAAAATAACAAATAAAAATCGCAAAATTATGAACTATATATTATCATATGACATTGAACAAGTTTACACCTCTAAAGGTTATGACGTGAAAATGGATTGCTCAAAATCTTCTGATTATTTGGTTATCACTAACCCAAAAGATAAGTATGGTTTTAAATTCGTAGTTCGCATTTCTGACCATGATGCTATGACAGGGCGCTCCGCTTGTGCCGATATGCAGTTAATTACTTCTGAAATGAATAGGGGTACTTGGAACGGTGAGTTTGAATCCCGTTACGGGTTCGACGGAGACGATGCAGACGACTGCGGCGAGTACTATTACGCTACTGAACAAGAACGCGACGAAGCTGTAAAAGCGGTTATCTTCGCTAAAATGAACGATAAAATTGACTTTTAATCTTTAAGTTATGCAACAACCACAACCACAAAAGCGTGGCCCGAAGCCGAAGGGTCACGTGGTTTTTTACAAGCGGGTTAGTCCCGAGGAGAAGGAGTTACTCGAAAAGTATCTTAGTGAATTAAGAAGCGATCAAAATTAGGTCGCTTTTTTTACGCCTTTACAAAAGCGAAAAACCCGCCGTAACAAGTACAAGCGGGCTTTCCTGACGCAAATTACAAACCTAACTATATGGGACTGCAATATACTAATTATTTCAATACTAAAAAGAACTATCTTCTTTTATTTGCGTAACCCTTTGGGCGGTGGTGATTATCTCTTCCACACCTACAACGGGCGAAGGCATCGCCTCCACGGCACTGACCACTAACTCGACCAAAACGGCGGGGTCTCCGATGCTCGGTGTTACGGCCTGAGTAATAATGCCTCCTCCTGCCATAAACCCAGGAGATGACGACTCGCGCCCTGCAAAGGCGTTATTAAAAGCCATGAAGGCGGCGTAGGCGCCTCGGTTAAGAATGCCTATGCCTTCCCCTCCTTGGGCTTCGCCTAAGTACTGATTACCCACGTATATTGGCACGCCCCCTGCCTCATGTCCAGGACCGACTATTTCAGAAAAGCTCCCTTTCTCAAACTTCACGCCTGCAATTCTAGCGACCTGCGCCGCTCCTGTGGCTACGATAATACCCCCTTGTATTTTGGCGTTTACGGCCAATGGAGCCGTTAACGGATTGGCGGCGTAAAAAGCTGCTAATTGAAAAGCCTTAGTAGCGTTAGTAATGGTGTTAGTGATTACCTCCGCAGCGGCGGCGGCCTTGCCTATGGTAGTTTGCTCGCCGAACAAACCTCGAATGCCCGCGACAATAGCCATTTCCTGACTAAGTTTAAACGCCGCCATATCCTTTTCCACCTCTTTTCTTTTGGCCGCAAATTTCTTCTGTATATCCTCCACGCTTGCGCCCGACTTTTTAGCGGCTTCAATTTCGGCCTGTTCCTCTCGGTTCAAGTCGTCCATTCTTTGCGCGAAATCGTTTTCGGAATTAACGCGATCGGCCTCGAGGCGGTTTTGCAAGTCGATTGCCTCCTTCTCCGCCCGGGCGGCTTCGCGCTCGGCTTCGGCGGCGGCTTTATCCTCCTCGTATTTTCGGTCGATAGCGGCGATTGCGTCGGCGTACTCTTGTGCATTAATGACCCCTGCGGCGTAGCGTTCGGTCTCGAACTTGGCTTGCGCCTCGGCGGTCTTGTTAAGGCGGTCGAGTTCCGAGGCGAGTAACTGCTCGTCGATGAAGCGTTTACCGTCGAGTAGTGTTTGGTTGTTGGCGTTGAACAGGTCAAGCTCGCGCTGTGCATTCTCGACCGCCGCCGTTTGCTGAGCGCGTAATAACTCGAGCTGTGCGTCGTTGCGGTTCTTAAGTAATTGCAGGCGGTCGGCCTCGGTCTTACGAGAGGCGGCGAACTCGGCTTGTGCGATACGCAGTTTGCGGTCGCGCACCTCCTCGGCTAGGCGTAAGTCCTCCTCCAGCGTTCTAGCGCGTACGCCTTGACTTTGGATAAACAGGTCTAACTCGAGTTTGACCTTTTTGGCGGCGTCGTCTAGGGCTTTTTGGCGGGCTTCATCTGCCTTCTTACGAGCGGCCTCGGCCTCGGCTTCCTGCTTTTCGAGTAACGCATTTTGCCTATTAATGTTCTTTTCAATGTTCGTGTAGTACTCATTCTGTAACTCGGTCTCAGCTAGTATCGCCTCTTTAAGCGTGTTGAATAAGGCGTCGGTGTCGTTGGTCTTTCCTTCGACGTACTCTTTGTACCCAAGTCCGCGCTTGCGTAGTTCGGCGGCTTCTGCTTCGGTTAGCTTGGCCTCGTCGATAATTTGCTGCTGTGCTATGCGTAGCGCCTCGTCGGCGTTGGCACGGCGCGCCTCGAAGTCCTTACGCTCGAGCGCCTCGGCTTTTTGAAGGAGCGCTATTCGCTCCTGCTCGGTCTTGGTGCGGTCTTTGGCTAGGATATTAAGACGGTTAATCTCGGCGCGGTTTCGGGCGCTTGCCACTTCCTGCTGCTCGAGCGCGTCCTCGAGGTCTTGCTGTGCCTTTTTAAGTTCGACGGCCTTTTCGGCGGCTGTTGCCATTTCGTCCCCGAGTTCCTTGAAGGCGCCTATGGGGTCAGATAAGAAGTTACCTAATTTAGCCACGGCGTCGCCGACGCTATTAATTCCTGAAATGACTGAGACGATAGTCTGCTGTACGACTTTAATAGCCGCCCCTACACCTGCGAAGGCCTGCTCTACTTTGTCAACTATCGGGGTGAAGGTTCGGAAGTACCCGATTAAAAGGGCTACGGCGGCCACGATTAACGTGATACCTGTGGCGGCTAAGGCAATAGCAAAGAGGCGCGTCGCCGCCGTGGCGATGTTGGTAGCCGTGGTAAGGCCTTTCTGTCCTTCGGCCATTTTCTTAGTAGCGTCTGCCGATCCTGAAATACTGACCCCTGCGTCGTCGGCGCCTTTGGCCACGCCTGTAAACATGCCACCTATGCCTTTAAGCTGTGTGCCGAAGTAGTCGAGCACGCCTGAGAACGGCGCGAACAGACCTTGCACAAACTCTAGGTCGATACCCATTTTCTGAATGCCTTGACCAAAAAGCCCTGTTTGAGTGAGGGCGTCAACGATAGCGGTCTTATAGTCTCCGATGCCTATCTTTTGTTGCTCATAGGCGGAGACGTTGTCCTTTATGAATTTGTTGTTTTCGTTTAATTTTTGATTAATAAGCGCCGCCGCCTCTGCGCCTTCCTTAGTCGAGAGGTTCAATTCGTTGCGGACTTTCAATAACTCCGAGTTATTCTTACGGGCGTCTGAAATGCTTTTAATGTCTTTACCCACCGCCACGGCTAACTGATCATTGACCTTGGCGAGTTTACCTGTCGAGTCCGTCAGAGTAGCGATGACGTTACGTTGTGCCGTGTACTCCGCATTAAGCGTTTTGATTTGGGCGTCCTGCTTGATGTAGGCCTCCGTAACGGCGCCTGTCTCGTCCTTAAGCGAAGGCAGTGATGCCTTTAACTCGTCGATTTTCTTCTTAGTCTCGGTCGCGGACTTCACTAAGGCGGCGCTGTCAATGTCTAACTGCGCTATGACTATTTTCTGCTGTTCTGCCATGGCCTTACTCGGTTACGGTTAGAATTATGGTATTACTCTCTATGGTTTGGGTTCGGTCGTTGTTGACGTAAATTAACGCCTTTATATTGACTTCACCTACGGCGCTCGGTGTAAAGGTGCGTTTGTTGTCAAACACCCTTACGCCGTTTATGCGGATCTCGTAGTTATCGGCGCGGTACGTGCCTTGCAGGTACGCCGTAGCGGACGCCCCTAAGGGTATCGTTAACGCCGTTCGGCCAAGGCCGAAGGATAGGACAGGCTTTTTAAATTTAGCATTTAAAATCATTCTATGTCGCGCGGTGCCGAGGTCACGGCGTTAATGGTTAGACGAATCTTAGTAGGGGCGAAGGCACTAATGGTTATCGACTTCGGCGTGCCTTCCGTGCCTTCCGTTCGGGCGTAAGTGCCGACCTCAAACCACGTACCCCCGAAGCCTCCGAAGGCCTCGACCTTAAGGTTGTAATTCGCTCCTGTCGGTATGCCTGTGTAGTCGTACTCGATAGCCACAAGGCGCACGCCTGGGAGTAGACCTGTCGGGTCTTCGCCTTGGTCGGTCGCACTTGTTACGACTAATGTCGTTGGCCACGCAGGGGCGGTGTAGCACGAGCCGTCGAGGGTCAGGATGTCGGACAAAGCAGAGGCGATGTATACGAGCGCTCCTGCGTTTACGATTTCAACGATGAAGCGGTACCCGAACAGGTTCGCGGGTAAGGCTGTGGCGGGGAATGTTACGACGCCTGCGCTGTAAGTAGCTACTATTCCAGGTACAGGAATAATTTCGTTAAACACGACCGCCCCTGCCGTTACACTGAACTCGCCCGCAAACACGCGGACGTTGACCGCGAACGTACCCGGGTAGTCCGTTTGGATTGGCAGGCTAATGGTGCAGGCGTCTATCGTAGGCGTGCCCGGTACTACGGAGTAGTCCGGTATAGGGTTATCTGCAGGAGCCGTGAAGTAGTCAACGGCGATAAGGTCTACCTTGGTCGCCTTGCCTTGGGTAAAGGCGTTAATCTTATTGACGATATAGTATAGGCCTGTCTGTCGTAAAAAGACAAGTCTTGAAAAGTCAAAATTAAAAATGTCCGACGCCTTAAGCCAAAAGTCTACGGTCTGCACGCGCGCCTTATTCACGAGCGCTAAAAGCGGCCTTTGCCAGTCGTCAATGACTTCGTTGTAGGCAAGGCGGTAGAAGGTCGCTAAAGGGTACCCTGTCGTTATTGTGCGGGAGTCAGCTAACACGTCCGACCCTATCGTAATAGGGGCTGTCTTAAAGTCTTGGCGCATGACGTAGTACCTCCCCTTAAGGTCTTTGTATGTCACCGTGCCGTCGTCCTTCACCTCTCGGTCGTACATCTTATAAACAAGGTTAGTACCGATGAAGGTCTCGAGTGTGTTAGACTCGGGCGCGTAAAATACCGACTGATGCAGTGTAGCGGTCTCGGGCAGGTTCTCGTTTGATATGCGCATCTCCCCGTCGAATAACTTGTCTCTGTCGTCGTTATGTCGGTACTTGAAGGCGTTTGATCGGGCGTAATTCCCAAAGGTGTATTTTCGAGGCCCAATACTCACGACCTTGTCGGAGAGATCGTATACGTTTGGGTTCTGTAAGATCTCCTCGATAGTGAGAAACGCTATCGAGTCCGTGTACTTGCCTTTAAAAGGCGTCAATCCGAAGTCGACCATTATCTCACGCACAAAGTCTGTCACGCGAAAGTCGGCGAAGGCTTGGGTAAAGTTAATCGTAAATCCTGTAACCTTTGAGAAGGTCGTAGTAGTCGAGCCGATAATGGTCGTACCTTCCCCGCCGATTATCGGCGTGTCCTGCGTCGGGTGCGCTAGTTGAAGTACGAAGCGGTCGCCTAGGTCGAATAAGTAGTCTTGGAACGCCCCTCCTGCTAGTGAAATGAAAAGCACGTCCTTGACCTGCCCGAGGCTGTCCCAAACGGTAAGGCGAAGGCGTGAGGTAAACAGACTACCGCCGAAGGACAATACCTCGAAGACGGCGTCGGTGAACTCGAAGCGGTAAAGCCCTGCGTCGGCGATACCGCCGAACTGCGAGTAGTACGCGGGGTCGAAGTCGGCAGGGGCGAAAAACTCGATCGTAGTTGTGTTTATAATCGTCGAGGGCGGTATTGTGCTGCTAGTCACTTGAAGGAAACTAGCACGCTCGGCGACTTCCTCGAGTGTAGGGGCTTCGCCTGTTACGGGATTAGGGTAGGTTACGAAATGGTTTAAAAAGCGCTCGTGCGTGAACACCGCCCCTGAGTAGGTGAATCCGAAAAACTCCATGACTTTATCCCACAGCCATGACGTGCGAACGCACGGCACAATATAGTCGATGTTGATGACCGAGGCGTCCGTCAATAACTTGCCGTTGTAGTTGGCTAGGATGTACAAGTACGGACTAGCGGGGTCACTCCATGACGCCGTAACGGTGTCGAGGTTTTTAGAATGATTCAAAACGGCGATACCTACCTCGGAGAGGTACTTATTTTCAATCGCTTTGAAAAAGTCGATACTGCCGTCTCTCAGTACTACGCTATATTCCTTTTCGCCGTCCTCGGTTATCTGCGCCCAGCCCTTGTATATCATGTGGTGACCTGTGCTGAGGTCGATTAAGTCGCAAGTGTTCTTTTGGTAGGCGAGAGAGGAGGCGTTACCAGGTGCGCCCAAAAAGCCGAACGCCTTAACGGCCTGTGCGGTCCTAGGTATTTTGACCGTATAGGTGAAATTCGAGTCCCTACGCGAAGGGTTCGCGATGTCGTTGACCTGCTTAGTTTGCGCGATGTTCGTCGTCGCACTAAGCGGTATTTCGATGCCGTTTATGTAAAGGCGGTAACTCACAGCGTTTGAGTATAATAGTCGGGTAGTTCTACCTCAAGGTTAATTTCGTTCGGTCTATTTTTAGAGGACTTGGTCGTCTGTCTAGTCGTGGCCAGGCGTACCTCGACCCAGTCACTTGTAGACGCTCTAGCAAAAGGCGCCCCTGTGAATAAATAGATTTTAGGCGAGGTTAGTATATCGCGTAAAAGGTTAAACTCGTCATCGTTTAAAAGCCCTGAAGCCACTTGTAAGCGCTCCGAAGCGGTCAAGCCTATTTGAGTCGTAGGGGCGAAGGTGTCGGCGAGGTTGTCGCCGTTAGTGTCAATTTCGCCAATGTTGCGTAGGGTCAATGCCGTAGCTTCATACGGCGGGAATTTCCAATAAGACCAACCGCCGTAACGGTTCATGAACTTGAAGTAAGGCCCTTGTTTGCAGTCGCTACTTTTGTCGAGTTGCAAGTAGTACACCTCGGAGTTAGACGCCTCCCAACTGATGAGGTTCACTCCCTCAGCTAGAGGCAGTTTGTCATCGATAATGGCGTCGGTTTGGCCGTCGCAAAAAAATAGGCGCGTATGTTTGGCTTTGAGGCGGAAGGAGTAACTCAGGCCGTTGGTAGTGTTCGTTAGCGGAATGACCCCAAGGCTTACGCCGTCGTACTGCGGTTCGGTGAACGACAAGTCGAACGGGTAGCCTTCCCAATACCGGGCAAAGTGTTTATTATTGGTCGAGGTCGTAAGAGGCAGTAGTATCGCTGGGCCTTCGGCGATCCGCTCATTGCGCTTGTACGTGCGTAGCTGTTCTACGCCTGCCAAAAGATAAATCGTGCGTTCGGCGCTCTCGCTCGTGTCGTTGTCAAGTAGAATAGATATGCTTAACTCTACCTGATAAAGCGACTCGCCTGTGTAGGTGTACGAGCTGTCGGTCGAGTCTATCGAAGGGCTTACCGTATCGCGCCACCCGTTAGTAACGACTAAGGCGGAGAAGTACTCGAGGAAGTTAAAATAAAAGCCTCCCGAAGGCGAAGGGTAGATAGTCTCTACCTGCGAGCCTATGGCCACGTCCGCCTTTAACGGCAAAACCCCCGACGTGTCGGAGGTGAAGCGTATAACGTTGTTGTTAAATGCCATAATATTGGCAGTCTGCGAAATGTCGGTCTGAAATACTACGGCCACGGCTCTACGATTTTAGATAGCTGATAATGTCGGTTCGGTATTGCGTTAAGGCTGTCGCCCCTACTTTGTCAATAATGGCCTGAATACGCTCAGGCGTTACTACGGAACTGATAAGCTCGACGCCTCCATACCGCGCCCTGTCGTAGCCGTCGCGGGCTATCTTACGGGCGATTAAAAAGGCGAGACTCGAAAGTCCTATCTCTCCAATAGCTTGGTTAAAGACGCCTTTGTCGATAATCCACTGCTTAATGGATTCGCGCCCTTCAAGCGATACAGGCCCAGGGCGTCGCCCTGCCTCGAGCTGTTGGGCGTAGGGAAGCCCTAATAGTTGCCCCTGCTCAGGAGATACGACCGTCTCGAGGGCTTCGGCGAAGCGCCCTGAGGCGCGCATGCCTTTGGCCTCGTAGGCCTTTATAAGGTCGAGCCGTAAAGCCTCAAACTCCGAGGTTAGTATAGCTTCGTACATCGTCCCAGAATTTAGATTCTTTGCGGATCCAAAAGAGTAGGTACCTCTTTGGCTCGCCTTCGGCGTCATCGACGTATACGAACGCCACGCCGTCGACTTCGTTTAACATAGTCTCCTCGTAGACAACACGCCCTAAGGCGGCCTCGTCACTTGGTAGTCCTTCCTTTACAAGCTCGTCCTTGATTTTCGCTAAGAGTATCGAGGCTACGTCCTCGCGTGCCCCGCGCTTAACGATGTTCAAGGCGGTGTTAAATAGTTTGCCCTTCTCCTCTCTGCTGAGGCTTTCAAGTTTGGCTAATTTAGCGTCGGTCATAGTCTTTGGATTTTAATTTGATAAGTAATAAGCACTCCGTCGCGATTCTCGTCAAACAGGTTAACGGCGTCGATGCACTCCCACAATTCCACGTCTACCGTGTCACTGCATCGGCTAATTGCATTATAAAGCGTTGCCGCATGTTGCATTAGGGGTTCAATGTAGTTGGTGAATTTCGATCGCGTGTCTGGGTTGCCTACCTCGTTGAAGTACGGCATATCGAACTCGGACTTAAGCATAAGGAATAAAGAGCCTTTGACGGTCACGCTTTCGTAGGTCGTGCGGTTCGTGTTCGGGTTAAAGCGGCGGCGAGGAGGCTCGGTTAAAAGGTGCACGATGTCCTCCTGCACGTCGCTAGACTCGAGTAAGTTCAAGTTTGAGCGGCGCCCGTAGCTGAACACCCAGTTATTGGCGTCGGCGTGGTTTTTTAAAATCCTAACGATGTCCTGCATGCGATTGCTTTATTCTTTGATACTCTCTACTAACCTCGGCGCGTTCCTTGTGGATTGCCAAAAGGGTCAGTACTTCCTGATAAGGTCGCGTCTCCAAGTCAAACGGCCAAACGCCGTATATCTCGCCTAACTGCACTAGGGGCATGATTGGGCCAAACCTGTTAAGTTTAGCGCCTCCTGCGGCCTCCCATAGCGCGGCGTCGGTGTCAATGGACTGCAAAAGAGCTGCTTCCTTGTTTTGCAAATTAACAAAATAATTCAATACGAAGTTTTGTGCGGCGAAAAATTCTGAAACCTTCGCCGTATAAAACGCCTCAGGGTCAATGCCGAAGGCTAGGCAGTACAGGCGCTCGAGGTCTTCGGCGGTCTTGCCTTTTTGAATCAATCGAAGGCACCGCTTAACCGTGCCGTAGGTTATGGCTTGGGCGTTTATGCTTTGGCCTGCTAAGGCGTTCGCAGGATTAAGGTGTTTAAGCACACCTTCGTACTGCACCCGCTTAATCTCAGGCAGGGATAGGTAGTCTTTTACGCTTATGTCTATCATACCCGTATACGCGTTTGAGTTTTAGGCTTGGATAAGGCGAAGTAGTAGCGCATGGCGATACTATCCCAGTCATCAGGCGAACGCCCTATACGGGCTTTGATGTCGTCTTTGGAGACTACGTCTATCTTACCGTCAGGGTCTAACGTCTTAAGGCGCACCTGTTCCATTTCACCGCTGACTAGGTCTTTGATTTGGGCGTCGTTGCAAATTTCACCCGCTTCGCGCGCCATTATCTTAGCGGCCATTTTGCAGTAACATTGTGCTTTGAGGTTGCGGTAGTTCTCGCCGCCTAAGGCGCTTGAGTTATTGACAAAGCCTTTGCATTTAAGAAAGTCGACCACCCCGCCGCCTACGCCGTCCTCGTCCGCTACGATGTTCGTAAGGGGTATGGCGTGTTTACCTCGTAGCTGTTTGGCCTTGGCTACAACCTCGTCGAGTTTCGATGTGGCGATTTCGTGCCTCTCTTTACATAACCACCCGTACCAAATGCGGAAAATAGTTTTGTCCTTACCGAGGCGTGCCACGTCAATAGTCATGTATCGGTCGGTGCCTTTGGTGACGTGCCCAGGGTCGAAGTAATCGCCTATGGCGTCATGGTCAATAAGTACCGTAGGGTCGTCGTCGTACTCCCAATTCCCGTAATAAAGCCTTTGACGGCTGTTATCGTCGAGGCTTAAAAGGGCTTCGATGTACGACTTCGGCAAATAGGGGTTGTCCGTGGGTAAAGCGGCGATAAAGGCCTTCCCCTTAGGTAGGTTGCCGTCTCGGTGAGGTTTAAAGAAGTTTTTATAAACCCAATTTTTGGCGGGGTTGCACGTGCCTAATAGCTTCGGCGTAAGCCCTTGCGCCTCGTGGCCTTTTGAGCATAACCACCGCACGGGTCGTGCCGTTACGGGATCGCGTTCAATGATTTTCTTTTTGTGAGTACATCCGCAGTACTCGCAGTACTTGTCGAGGCGGTATCGCATACGAGACTTCAAGACCTGCCATGCCTTGACGTTCACCTGCACGCACTCGTCGATAAATCCGCCGCATATTTCAAGAGACCCCAACGAGTCGAACTCAGGATCTTGCGGGTAGAGGAATAAGTCTTTGAGAATTATTTCGGAGCCATTATAGCACGTAATGACATTCTTTTGCTGGTTATGTTTGAAAAAAGGCGCTAAGCCTGTGTCGGCTAAAAAGTCCGTCCACGTGCGTAAGGTTGTCTCCTCGAGGCGCTTTAATTTAGAGCGCCCCATAACCCAGCGAGATTTTGGGTATTTCAGGCAACACTCCGCTAGCCACGCACAGCCAAGCAAACTCTTACCCGGGCCTGCCGCACCGCCGTAAACTATCTCGCTTGTGACTTTGTCTTTGAGGTAGTATACCGCTATTTGCTGTTTAGGAAATAGTTTCATAGGCTTTTAATCTAACAGGCCGTCAGGGTCTTCGAGAGCTTCCTCATCCTCGACATCCTCGAAGTCGATGTAATATTCGCCTTCCTCCTCTACGGCACTAAAGTTTGTCTCAGGTTCCGGTACCGGTAGTCCTGTGTTAGGGTCGATACCGCCGCCGAGGTTAAGTACCACCATGGATATGCCGCCGTTAGGGTTCACAAATTCGCGGTTTAGTCCTAGATCAGGCGCTACTATCGCCGCCTGGAAAAAGCCGACGTAGGCGCCTGTCATCTTGTTATCGCGAATTATTGAATCTATACGGCGTATGACGGGCTGGAACTCGTCGTAGCGGCTTAGCTTGTTATACTTGTAGTGGTCGAGTGAGGCCGAGATTTTACGCTCATACAGGTAGTTATCGAAGCCCTCCCACGTGTAGGGGCGTCGGTACTCCATTTCGACTTCCACAGCTTCCTTGCCGACGTACTGCTTTTTCGTCCACGGCGTCTTATCCACCCATTCGCAATAGTCGCGAAAATGGTTCATGAGCTCCTCGGGGCTTTTAAACGACCGCGGGTGTCCTTTTTTGCGAACGACGGTAATAGGGGCTTTTTTAGCCATTTTAATCTAATCTTTGGGGTTCTACCTTCCACAAACGGCGAACGAGCCACCACAAGCCAAAAAGAAGGCTTCCGAGAAGTGCAGCCTTGCACGCCGTTACGGCGGAATCGATAAGAGTCTCTTGTAGCTCGGTGAAGCGGCGCACCATGAAGGCAAACCACGCCAGTACGATAAGCGCCGTTAAGCGGCTCAGGATTAATCGGGGTTTGATTTTTGGCAATAGGTACTTACGCTCCCACAAGGCACGCTCTAATGCTATCTGTCGAAGCCTGTCGAGGTACGTCTCGTAGTAGGTTGCCAGGGTATCCCGCTCCTCCTCGGTGAGGTGATCGGAATTAAGCGCCGCTAGCATCGTCGATGTAGCGCTTAAAAGGCTCGAGGCGGTTTTAGGGTCGTCCCGCAGAATCTCCTCGATCGTGTCGTAGTGTTTGAAGTTTGTCATTTTTCAGAGTTTTACCTTGCAAGTTTACGAACAAAGGCGCATATTTGCAAAAGAAATCGTCATTTTCTGAGTGTTTAGCCTCGTCGTAGCCCGTCTACGGCGGGGCTTTTTGCTTTCAAGCGCGCGCAGGCGCGAGCCGTAAGTCTTTATCGCCATATAGCGATATAGCAATACTACTATATTGCCATATAGCGATATAGATTTTAGGCTGTAAGGTGCTTAAAGTCAAGGCGTTAAACCTTTCAATTTATTAAAATCAATTTCGCTTTTATACGCCTCATAAGCTAATTCGTAACTATCAAAACTTCGCCGCGAAACGCTCAAACCTTCCTTGCTTGCGATCCTGTAACGCCACGCTTTCGCCTTTTTGCAAAAGAAAACCGTGGAGTAGTCACGCCTTGGTCGGCCTTTAGCTTTAGGCGCTTGTGCGGGCTTTTCGGCTTTGCGCTCTGGGAAGTGCTTACGGTAAAGCGCCTCTAGGCTGAAACGGCGTGTACCACCCTCTTTGCTCAGTGAGACGTAGGCGCCTGATTCAAGTTCTAGAGGTTTGATTAACTTACCTCGTTTCAAGCCGACAACCTCCCTCGCCGAACTGATGCGGTACAACCCCTCGTAACCGTCGATGTCAATCCATGCCATGATCAAAAAATTTTAAGTCAGGAACAAAGGAACAACTACTCACGCGCGCGTATATAGGCCCGTAGGTTACGTTATTCCCTTTTTATATCATATATTATTTAGTGTTATATTTTACTTTTATTTATATTTTATTGTTTATATTGTTTACTTATGTATAAATAGTAGTAAAATAAGGGCTTCCGAAGAAACTATACCTTTGTTTATTTTTGTTTATACCCTTTTTATTGTTTACACCTTACCTCGTAAAACGCTGATTTTCAAAGGTTTTTATTTTTGCCTATTTTTACGCCTCCGACACCATTTTTAACTTAACTACTAAAAAACCGCTCACTTAATCACGTATGGACTCGGAGAGCGGTCTAAAAATGTTAGTGAAATGTTTGTTTACGTGTTTACCTCGGCCTCCAACCGTCCACTGATAAGACCTTCGTACTCGTCCAAGCTTATCCTTTTTAAACCTGTTTCAGGCTCTATAAAGAAGCCCGCAGGAAGGCTCACCGAGACGAGTAACGTAGCCCCTTTTCGGCTTGCTTCGACCTTACCAGTGAAGCCGCTAGGCACGGCGTCGGCGTAAGGGTAAATCGCCTTGAACACCTCTAGGCGGGTGCCTCGGTATGCCTGCTCGTAGCGGTGCAGGGTCTCCGTGTCCGCTAAGGCGCGGACTATGGCGTAGCGTGTGTATCTCATAAAATTAGGCGTTATATGTTTACATTTCAATCTCGAGGCCTGTGCATATCATGTAGACCTCTCGAGCTATCTCGATGTCGTATACAGCGTCATGCAGTCGGGACTCGTCTAGCTCGATGCCGAGGGTGCGCGCTACGGTCAGGAGCTTGAAGTTCTCCATACCGGCACGCCTTTTCATTAAGTACCAAGAGGCAAACGAGATAATATCGAGGCTCCCTTTGTGGAAGTAGCTCATAAGGTATTTGTCGCCTATTTGTTTAAACCACGCCTCGAGGAAGGGATCGTCGAAGCCCGCAATGTTATAACCGGCCCGGTACATTTTATCGGCTGGGTTGTAGCGGTCGATGTATTTTAAGATAATTGACATTAACCGCGTGTACGCCTCTTGCATAGGAGGGTAGGCGCGCACCTGCTCCTCGGTAACGCCTGCAACGGCAAGCGCCTCAGGCTCGATAATGGCCTTAGGGTGTGGCTGGGTGCGAATGTCGAAGCGTTCCACTACCACGCCGTCGACCTCGATAAGCCCCGCGATTTGATGTATCGAGTGTTTGCGCGGGTCGGTGCCTGTCGTCTCCAGGTCGTAAAAGAATATAATCTGCTGTCCTTGCATAGTTGGGTAGTATTGTTGCCTGTCAGTGTAGGCGGTTAGGTATTTGTTTAAGTAATGGATCGCCTCAGGTGAGAGGCGGTCAATGTCGGGAAAGTACGTATCGAGGCGCACAAGCGCCGTACCTCGCTCGTCGTATACGACGCCTTGGCGGCGTAGGTACTTCTTATCTCGGTCAAGCCTCATCATCGCTCTGATAGATTAATACGACCTCCAGGCCGTCGTTAAAATGGCGCATGATGTCCGAGAGGCACACAAGCTCGTCTCCTCTCGCATACGCCTTGGCCAAGCGCCGCTCCTTAGTCAGTCCTAGAGGAGCGTAGAAGGCACGGCGCGAAGGGATGTAGGCAGTGAACATAGTCTTAGGTGTTTCGGGATTTAGGGCCTGATGGAGTTCCGTCGTTTCTAAATTCAGGAGGGTATACAGGCCCCTCCCGTAATGCGTCAAAGACACTCTTAGGAGCCTCTCGTAAGGAGTCTCTATCAAACGCAGTCTTAGCGTCTACGGGCGAATTATGAGCCTCTTTATTCTTAGTACGAAGTTCATCGATAAGCTCTTTGAACACGTCTTTAAGTTCGCCGAGTAAGGCCTCGGCCTGTTTCAGGCGGTGGTCTTTGGCTTCGAGTTTTTTAGTTGAGGTTCTTAATTCCCCCTCAGCTTGTTCTTTTCGAGCTTTTAATTGGGCGTACTTTTCGTCGGTGTACACCTTGACGATGATACTTACAATGGTCGTAATTACCCCGAGGCCAAGGCCTGCGATAAAGGCCGTAGCGATTGATGTTTGCATAGTTTCCATATAAATAGGTTTTAAAAGGTTACACAGGATTGTTAGCTTCGTGAATTTCGGCTATCATTTTAATATACCGACCGTACTCGGCTATTTGCTTAGAGCTGTACTCATGGCACTCCCCTATCGTCTCGAAGCCTTCTAGCCACTCCTGCACACTACGCCTCTCGCAGCCAATGTCGATGCGGTCTTCACCCCAGTAGCTTATTTGGTATTCCGACCCAACTATATTAATGCATAGCGCTTTTACGTTCGCGCCGATGCTTGCGCCGTCGCCGATGCTTGCGCCGTCGCCGATGCTTGCGCCGTAGCCGATGCGTGCGCCGTAGCCGATGCGTGCGCGTGCGCCGATAGTAATGCCTAGTTTGTCGAACTCCTCTTTTGCACTCAAAGGCGTTAGTTGCCATTCGCAGGCGTCATGGTTCCATAGGTAAACTGCATTCTTCATATAAGTAAGGTTTTAAAATTACGTTGCTAAATTACGGAATCCCGTAATATCTACCAAATAAAAATGCAAAAATTTTGCATTTATTTTCAAGAGGTATAGTAAAGTCGGTGTTTGTCTATTTTCGCCTTAACGGCATCCATGAGGTGGTTTTGCCCCTCCTGCTTACGATCTAAAGCACTAATGACGCTCTCATCCTCCGTGTCTGTACATACAAGCCTATTGACGATGACACGGCCTGCCTGCTGTCCTTGGCGGTGCAGGCGGGCGTTAAACTGCTCGTACAACTCGAGGCTCCACGAATTGCCGTACCAAACGATAATGTTACCTCCGCCTTGAAGGTTAAGACCGTGTCCGCCACTAGCGGGGTGCATGAGCAAGACGTTAATCTCGCCTGCGTTCCAAGCGGCTATATCGTCGTTCGACTTAAGCTCCCGAGGCTTGTACGCCCTAAGCCTTCGCATAATGCGGTCGCGCTCATGCTGGTACGCCCAAGCTACGAGGACGGGCGCGCCGTTGGCCACGCTGACAATCTCCTCCAAGGCCTCGAGTTTGACCTCGTGAATCTTGTGTACGTTACGCTCCTCGTCGTACACGGCGCCCCCTGCGAATTGCAGTAACTTGTTGGTAAGCGCTGAGGCCGAGGCTACGCTTATCTCCTCCCCTGACTCGATAAGCTCGATAATCATGTTACGCTCGAAGTCGTCGTAGGCCTTGCGCACTTTAGGCGGTAGGTCGAGTCGCACGTCATTAATGATGAGATCGGGCATGGTGATGTAGTCCTCTGCTTTCATCGACACGACGATGTCGCCGATAACCTCGTAAATGTGATCGCGCTCGAAGTCTTTGACCTTGTACTCCGTGAACTGCCCTTTACGTATGTGAGTGAAGTACCTCTCACGATAAGCGCCTAAGGTCTTACCAAGGCGCTCGCCTCTGTCGAGTAGGTAGACCTGAGCCCATAAGTCTAAAAGAGAGTTAGGCGAAGGCGTACCGGTGAGGCCTACGACCCGTTTAAAGCATGGTTGCACTTTTCGCAAAGCTGTGAAGCGGTTGGAGGCGTGGTTCTTAAACGAGCTCAGCTCGTCAATGATAAGCATGTCAAACGGCGAATAGTTGTAGTTCCATAAGCCGAAAAGCCAAGCCACGTTATCGCGCGAAATCGTGTAAAGGTCGGCGTCGACTTTGAGGGCGGCAAGGCGCTGCTTCTCGGTGCCTGTAATGACCGAGACGCGTAAATGCTTAAGGTGTTCCCACTTAGCCACCTCGAACGCCCAAACCTGCTCGGCTACCCTCTTAGGGGCGATAATAAGGGCTTTGCCTACGGCCATGTCGTCGAATTTCAAGTCGTTAAAAGCCGTCAACGTAGTGACGGTCTTACCCAGCCCCATTTGCATGAAAAGCCCCGCGTGGGTGTTTAGGCGTATATGTTCGCGCATTGCCTGTTGGTAGGCGTGTAAGTCTTTGTCGGTCATTTTCTAGTGTTGTAAAAGAGTTAAGAGCATTTTGTATAAACCTCGCAGGACTCCTCGTATATGTCGGCGTCGTCTATCACTACTACCTCCCCTATCGATTTAGCTTCGTCTAGTAACTCCTGTACTCGTAAACCTTCGCGAAAGAATACCACTTTGTCGGGAGGAGTTCGCCCTTCTTTGAGCATTTTTGCGAGTCGATGCTCGGGCACGTAATCGCCATATACTAGCTCAAGGCCTTTGAAAAGTTCGAAAAGCGTTTCGTCATCTTGTGCTAAACGGAGTAGCTTTTTTTTGCTTTTCTTCCAGCAAGTGGCGCAGTTGCCTTCGTAGCCTTTAAGTTTTAAACGGAACGGCATCGAAGCCCAAAAAGTGTTAATCATAGGCTTTGTAATCCCCATTTCTACCAAAGGGTAATATAATCCTAATTTCGCATGTTTAGGGTTGACGCGGTCAAACTCATCGGCGCGTATACCTATACACGTTACATAGGGAGAGTCACCTACAATTTGCTTAACTACTTTTGTTATCGGCCTCTCTTTTAATTCTCTAGTGCAATGAGGCGCACCTGAATTAGGTATACCGTGCTTTGCGACCATATCCCAAAAAGCGGAGCCGTCAACCCTTAGATCGCGAACATCGTCTATAATTATAGGCTTCACGCCTTTACCCCTTTGAGGTATCGTTTCAGCTTCTACAAGAATTATTTTCCTACCGTGGCGGAGGCGTATGTACTCGTCTAAAGCCCCTATAAAGTCCAAAGTCTCCTGTCTTTCGGCAGTCGTATTAGCGAAAATAGGTATTATCTCGCCCGTATAGTTGTTTTGTTCGGCAAACTCTAGGAGTTGTAAAAGGAGATAAGCCGAAGTCTCCCCCCCTGAGGTGCTTGCTATAATGTACGGTATGTCAAAAGGAAAATTTTTCATTAACTTAATAATTGTATAAACTCTAGGAAGTCTCTTACACCTTGTTTAGTGTCGATGACCCAAACACCGAAGCCTAAGCCTCGAAGTCGTTCGTGGCATTTCAGTTGTATAGGGGTAGGCTTTTTGCCTTCGCTTTTAAGTTCGGCGAAGTACACGCGCCCTCTCGGCATAAGCACCGCCCTGTCCGGGAAGCCTGCAAAGAAGCCCGCGGGTATCTTAATCGCCCAACCGCCTAAGGCCTTGACCTGCGCCACTAAGTAAGCCTCGGTCGCTTTTTCGGACTCCATTTTAAAAACAATAATACCCTTTGAAATGCCGTCCTTCGCCGTCGTAGATAGTAAGGCGGTTGCGGTAGCTGTGTGCCGTCTCCACGATGTTACCGTCGATGTCGTAACCTCGTTCGCCTCCTAAGGGCATGATGTCGTAGGCGACTACGAGAGCCCCTGAGGGGTAGCGCCCTGCGATGCCTCGGCGCACTTCCACAGCCTTGAAGCCGTTATAACGCGCCTCGACGATGCGTAGGGCTTCGGCGTTAGGGTCGTCGCCTAAAGGCAACGAAGCGGCCTGCTGGGTTACGAGTTCGATACCGACCGAAGCGGCGCATTTAAGAAGGTCGGAGAAGCGAGGCTCGGCGCCTCTGTCCCAGTCATAGATAGTGGATTGAGGGATGCCGCTCATACGTGCAAGGCGGCTAATGCCCCCTGCCGTGTCGATGCACGTGTGTAGTAGTTCTGATGCTGTCATAGTCTTGGTGTTTTTAATTACGTCGCTAAATTACGGGATTCCGTAATACTATGCAAATTTTTTGTATTTTAATTTTTATCGAAAAATAAGTGCTTTTGTTCGTAACCTTGGTGGTATTCGTCACCCAACACCTTTTTTTTATCAAGCGCCTGCTATGCGCACGTAGTACTTCTGTTTACCGTAGTTCTTAAAGTTACGCGTGGAATTGGCGGGCGCCCAGTCACCGAGACTGCGCATAATGTCGTTAAGGTCTCGAGTGTTGTAGCGCGACATGTCCTCCTTACTCTTGCCGAGGCACTCCACCCACAGCTCGGCGATACACACGTGCATACGCCGTGTACCCGCCTTGCCTTGGTTGGTCTCGTCCGCTAACCACATTTGGCGTTCGAAACTACCGAGGTCGTCCCAATTGTCAGGTAAAAGGGTGTCGAGGTACTGCTCGATGAGTCCGCGGCGCTCGTCCGCCACAGTATGCACCTCTCGTGTGCTTACGGCTATCTCCGAAGCCTCAGGGCTTAGGTAAAGCGCTTCGCCGTTCTCGTACATCTCTTTGGCCTCCGCCCACACCTGGGCCACCTGCTCGGGAGTGAAGTCAACAGGCACGCTCTTAGTTATACGTGTCTCGTCAACTTCGATAGGCATGAAGCGGCGGTTGCCTGACGGATCCATGAGGAAGTCGGGGACGTTGGTAGTCCCGATGAAAATACACTGCCTTGGAAAGGTCTCGGCTGTGCGGGCGTAGGCGGGTCTGAACGTGTCCTCGCGTTTGGATATGAAGTGCTTAATGCTCTCGGCGTCGGCCTTACGAAGTGCCGCTAGTTCGGCTATCTCGATAATCCATGCGCCCTGTATCTGCTCTAGGGCATCCTTACCGTGGACGGTTAGAAAGGTATCGGAGAACCACCCCGCACTAAGGCGGTCGATAAACATCGACTTGTACTTGCCCTCGCGGCGACTTATAAGCGTTAGCACAAGGTCGAACTTGCAACCCGGATTATAAATGCGGGCGACTCCGCCACACAGCGTTTTACGTATAGCCTCTCTAGTGTAAATGTTATCGGCGGCACCGAAGTAGTCAATAAGTAGGGTCTCTACACGTGGTACGCCGTCCCATACCGTCGCCTCGAGGTAATCTTTAATTGGGTGAAAGGTGTTACGCTCGAACTCGAGGGCGAGGCTGTCCTCGACTTTAGTCGCCGCCGAAATACCGTAAACCGTCTCTATGTAATTACGTACACCCGAGTAGTCTACATTCTTAATGGGCTCAGGCTTCGCAACGCGTCGCCATGGAAGTGTACGGCACACGTAGCGCTTGCCGTTGAATTCGTTTATTTTAAAGGCGCCTTTTAAGCGGGCGTCATTAGATATGATTAGGTTAATGTTCGTCGATGACGATAGATAAGTGCCTCGGCGATCGGCTTCGAGCTCCTTCATCCAGTCTAGGTCGGGCTCTACTTCCGCCTCGTGCGCCTCAGTCTCGCAGGCGTCCTCTACTTCCAGAGGGTCAATAGGCCCAATCTCGGGCGTGTCTTCGGCGAAGTCGTAGGCGACCACTTGCATCTTTTCGCGGGCTAGTTGCATTTTAACCTCGTCGTCCTCTCGCGCGAAAATCTCCATGGCCTCGAACGAGCGGGCTTTCGTAATAGGCCCCGTGTAGTCGTCGGAGTCGAGGTGTCCGAACTTGTGAAGGCGGACCATGTCGAAGGCGTTCACGAGCTTGCCTGAGCATGGGTCTGTGCCGTGGTGGGAATAGGCGAACTTGTCGTCGTAAATGACGACCCCCGCGCTTGTCGAGCCGTGTACGTAAGTATATCGGCCTTCGCCCGCCTCGGTGTATACATCGCTTAAAAAGGCTTGTATCGCCGCCTCTATCGGATAGGTGCGACAAAACACACCTACGATGCCTCTTTTCATCTCTGGGTCTTCCTGCTTCGAGGCAAGACCTGTAAGCTCCTGTCGATGCCTCTCCGCCGTTGGCCATTGGCTTATGTCGCGCCAGTCGGCGTAACGGGCTAAGACCTCGTCGGCGTCAAGCCAAAGGCCGTCCTGCACCTCCATGTAGTACTCGACGTCTCGAGGCGTCGAAGGCCAATACATAAGGCGGTGTGGTTGGAACGTGGTATTATCGAAAAGGTCTATGCCTAGGTCACCTGCTATGGCTCGCGCCACAGCTTGGTATTCGTCAGCGTTCAGTTCTCTCGAGACGGGGATTATAAGGCGTAGGCGCGGGTCAGAGGCTTGGTGCTTGTGCGTGGCGTGCAGTACTGCTGCGCACCCGTACATTAGTTGGAAATCCTGCCAAAATTCAAGGTGTGCGAAGTCAATGTCTAGGGTCAGTAGTTGTCGGAATAACACACTTTGTGCTGTTCTACGGCCTCCACGGATAGCACCGCCGACGTAACCCCCGACGTCTTTAATCCGCCCTTGGTCAATGCGTGGCATGGCGATAAATTCCTTAATAGTCTCGGACGTTACCACGGGGGTCGAGAGTTTCTCGACAAGCTCCGACCAAAGTAGTTTTTTATTTTTCCAGCTCTTCGACGTGGCGGTATGCGCCACGGATATGGTGATAGTATGGTCGTGGGTCAGTTTCATTGCGATATGACTATTTCAAAGTTAAGTTTGGCTTTTTCCAAGGCTTGCAAGTAATTTTCTTTATCCCGTTGGTATTTTTCTACGGCTTGCCCTCTAGGCCCGAAATACTTTAAACTAGGAGGCATTAGGCCTGTCACCCTTTGCCAATCCCTAATAATTTGCTGCCTGTTCTTAACCATATCGTTAGCCCATTTCTCGAAGGCCTTGGACGTCTCAAAAGTCATCTCCATAGTATTGTCGCCTGTGGTCACGATAGCCTTAATAGGCTTCTCTTTAGGCGCCTTAGGCTTGGCAGGCTTAGGTGTGTTACGAAGTATCAATTTGTTTAGCTCTAGCGCTTGCTCGTCGAAGTCTAGCATTTCAAGCGTAGCTTGTACGCCTTTTAAAAAGTCGAGGTCTTTTGTCGTCATAATTTGCGTGTTATGGTTGTTAATCTTTCTTATAATACTCGGTTAGGTACCCGTCGGCGCTAAGGGGTAATCCCTTCGCCCAAGGCACTCGCTCGGACATGATACTAGCGATGTTATCGAGGTGGTCTGAGGCTGTAAATTTAGGTAAATTAATGACAACCTCATCGTGTACGTGCATACGAATGTCGTAGCCTGCACGGTCAAGGGCTAACATCTTGTCGGCTAAGACGTCCCGCGCCACAGCTTGGGTAATGTTCTCGGCGAGTTTACCGCCGTAGGTGTCAATCCACGTCCAACGCTTTTTATCGTCGATGCCTTTATACCGCACGGCTTCGGAGCCGAAGCGGTTAGGATAGATAGAGGCGTTATGATACATAAGCATTCTACCTGAGGGCAGGTGTATGCGTAAGGCGTCGCAGGAGTACTCGAATAAAAGGCCTGCATTCTTAAGGCGTACCGAGGTGCGATTTTTAACCGCCGCTATGGCGGCGTGGTTTAACTTCGACCAAAACTCGACAACGGCAGGGCTTGAATGACGCCACAGCTTTACAATTCTGTCCATTTCAGCCTCTGCAAGTCCCATAGACTCCCCGCCCATGGTCTTAAGCGCTCCGACGCCCCCTTGATAACCTAAGGCTAACTCGGCCACCTTGCCCATGTCCCGAAGGCGAGAGCCTTTAGTAACGGATTCAATCGGTACGCCGAACATAGCGGCGGCGGATGCCTCGTAAATCTTACCGTGGGACTCGAACACCTCCAGCCTCCACCGCTCGCCTGCAAGCCACGCCAATACGCGCGCCTCGATGCTCGAGAAGTCCATAACCCCCCATACGCAACCCTCCTCGGGGATTAAGGCCGTGCGGATTAATTGACTAAGCATGTCAGGGGCATCGTCATATAAAAGCGTGAGGGCGTCGATATGACCCTCGCGAAGTAAGGCGCGCGCCTCGTCGAGGTGTTCGGACTTGTTGCGTTTCAGGTTTTGCAATTGGACGATACGGCCTGCCCAACGGCCTGTACGCATAGCGCCGTAGAACTGGAATAAACCGCGTGCATGGCCGCAGTCGCCTACGCAGGCTAACATGGCGTCGTACTTCTTAACCGAAGTCTTAGACATGTCTTGCCACAGCTCGATAACCCGCAAGACCTTGCCGTCAGCTTGTGCGCTTAAGTCGTCGATAGTGTCTTTGGCGAGAGTCGTTACGTTGATCGCCAGTTGTTCGCTTAGCCACTTTTTTAGCTGCGCGGGGCTTGCGGGATTCTCGAGGTTAGTGATTGCCTTAGCTTCGGCTTTAGCTTGTGATTTGAAAAGGCTGTCCGCTTTGACTGCCTGAACGGCTAAGGTAGTGTCGATGCGCACACCTTTGTCGTTTATCTTTTGGTCGAGTGCGTATAAGGCGCGCTCGGTCTCGGGAATTTCGGTATGGTTAAGCGCGAACTTGATAGCCTTTTCGGCAATGACGTCACGGCGGCAGTACTCTTTAAAAGCCTCCCATTTTATAGGGTAGTCTTCGGGCAGGTTGCGGGATTTCATGCCGTTGGTTTTGGTCGGTTTACACGGCTCGCAAAAGAACTTTATAAGGGCTTTGCCTTTAGGGTCTTTACCGTGCGCCCCAAGCTCGAGAGCGCTCGAGACTTCACCAAGGGATAGAGGTAGACCGTGATAGGCTGACTTTACGGCGGTACAGAACCACTCCGAAGGGTCAGTATTAATGCCGTAGGCACGTAAGGCGTTACGCTCAAAGGCGGCGTTATGGGCGACCTTTAGCACGTTTAGATCTTTTAATAGGCTTTTAAGTCTAAGCCATTCCTCGCACGAAGTGCCGTAGGTGGCTAGGTCGATGACTTTGACCTCTGAGTCGTCAATGGAATAAGCGCAAAGTAGTATCTCGAAGTCTACGGACTCGAAGTACTTATACATGCCCGCCTTCGACAAGGGTACGCTCGAGTAAGTCTCGAAGTCTAAATGCAATATCGTCATAATTCTAGTGTTTGTGGAGAGGACAGGACTCGAACCTGTAAGTGAGGTAAGCCAAAATGGATTTACATTTAATACCTTACCTTAGTGGAACGTCGAATAGTTTACCACTTACTACCTAAACGTTTGCGTCTACCAATTTCGCCACCTCTCCGAATTAACAACCCCGTTTAACCCACGGTTTTACAAGTGTAAGGGTTGTGAGGCCAAGCGATACTATCGCAAGAAATGAAACCGTTTTAAGACTGATTAGTCCATTAGACTGCCTTCGTCGTCGAAGTCTTCCCAAGCGCTTGAACCGCCGCTTAAGCGTTCGCCGTCTTTGGTTTTCTGACACCCGTTAAGACCTGCCCCAATTCCGATATTCCCTGCCTTTTTAAAAGCATATAAGTTTAACGAAATGTTGCCGTAACAGCCTGAGTAAAACTCTGCCTCTCCAAGCTCTAACAGCTTTTTACTGAACTCGTCGCGCTCAGTGCTTAGGATAGTCGGCTTGTCCTTGGAGTTAGCGGCGATGAAGAACATCCCCTTGTACTCGTCATTTCCGGGTTTGTCCTTGTCTCCGTCTCTTAGTGGGTTTTTAAAATTGCTAGGAAACTGCCCCGCTTTGAATGCCTCACCCTCTTTGGCTGTGAAGACATGACGGTCTACCCCTTCGGCGATAGCCTTGGAGATAGCCTCTTTAATCTCAGGTAGTTGTGGGTGGTTTTTGTCGATTAAAGCACTTACTGAGTACTTCAAGTCTGCCCCTTCGGTAATTGCCTTGGGAGTGAACACGTTTGCGTACGAAAAGCGTACATTTTTTAAAATCAATTTTGCCATTTTAATCAAATTAGCGGTTAAACATAAATAATCGTATTAATCTAATAACTCGGAGACGTTAGCCTCGTCGAAATCATTCTCTACACTTTTGTACGGCGGTCGTTTGTCCGTGATCAGTGCCATAGTAGGGGCGCCTTGAGGCTTACGAAGGTAAGGCTCGATAAATTTACGAAAATTATCTTTGCCCAGTCTTTTCTCTAGGTCGCCTAAGCCGTATAAATCGCCTGGCTTTAAGTAGGCTTCCTGCTCGAACTTATTGACTTGCAGTAATTCCTTGACGGCCTCTTTATCCGAAATCTGTCGAACGCTTCGACCCTCCACTACCTTGTAGCCTTCCCACTGCTTGCCTGCTAAGGCTTCTTTAAGCATGTTCTCGGCTACTGCGTTAAGGAACGACTCGATAAGCGCTTTGCGCTCGTATACGGCGATTATCTCGGCGTCCGTGAGGGTTTTACTATCGCGGGTCGTTTTAGCGTCGAAATCGTCAAAAACGGACTCTTTTACAAGCTCTGCTAAGGCCTTGCACTTGGGCTTGTGTTTGCAAAATTGGCAGTGCGCCCCTGCTTTCATTTCGCCTTTGCCTGAAAAGGCGGCCTCAGCGGCAGGCTTTACAACCTGCTCGACCCATTTAAACAAGTCCTCGCGGCTTATCTCGAATGTACTAACGTGATCGAGGCGCGGTTGCATGATTGACATGCGCACGGTCTTGACTTCATCGTATAGTAGCTCGGTAGCTCTGACCGCCCCTAAGGCGTATAGCTTCAACTGGGCGTTATCGTCAGCGTTCACCCGAACGCCTTTACCGTACTTTAGGTCGATAATTTCGAGAACGCCGTCGGAGACTAAGGAACAATCCGAAGTACCGAAACTTTCGGGAATCCAATCGGACAAGTCGAGCTTTTGCTCAATTAATACGGTCGGTTCTTTGCCCGTCTCAGCTCTTAAGGCGTTGATACGCTCGACCACGAAGTCAACGTACTTAATTACATTAGCCTCGAATTCGTCAGCGTCGTAGTCCTTTTCCCTAACTTGATTTAAGACCTCGTAGTATCGGTCTAGGTTAAGGGAATCGCCTAAGGACTCTCTTAACGCAGCCTCGGCTAGCTCGTGCGCCATGGTACCCTCGTCAGCATATGACGTCGTAGACTCGGCATACTGCGCCTCTAGCCTAGCCGAAGGAGTACAATTAATCCAACGGCTGGCCCCTGAGGCGGAGAGTAGGGCGTGAGCCCTTTCTTTGTGCGCCTCCATGGTTTTAAAGCGCTTTGATTATGTCGTAGGCTTCGGCGTACTTCTCGGCGGGAATGCCTGATACATTTTTCGCCCCTAAATCCATAATAACGCCTTTTACAAGTTCGGTTTTACCTGCCTTGATAGCATCCTGCACGGCAAGCCGTACCATTTGTTCGGTCACTCCATTTGCGGGCGCTTCGGCCTGTGGCTCAGGCGTTGGCTCAGGCGTTGGCTCAGGCGTTGGCTCAGGCGTTGGCTCAGGCGTTGGCTCAGGCGTTGGCTCAGGCGTTGGCTCAGGCGTTGGCTCAGGCGT